TTCAAAGATGAGAGCTGCAGCCGCCGATAATGATCTTATTGCATTTACTAGTGGTCTACCAAAAAGATTTAAAGATGCCGAAGCACTAATGAATGATGTGCGTAAAGGCATGGGTTTAAAAGAAGAAAAATCTTTTAGACAAGATGTAAAATTAAAGAAGGCTTCAAATCTTCGTGAGAAGTTTGTAGCAGGCAAGTTATTTAATGTGAAAGATCCGGTTAAAACAAATGATGGCCATGAAGGTGTTATAGATACATTAGGAGCCAATCACGTTAAAGTGAAGATGAAAGGAGACGGAGAGTTTAGAAATTTCTGGCTTCAAGATATATGTTTAAATAATTAGGAGATAAATTATGTCAAATATGGCAGGTATAACAAAAGATATGTACCCCGAGGGAACTGTAGCAACAACTGAAGGTTTTCGAGGTCCACACGGTGAAGTATTACTGGGTGTTGAATTTACTCAAGAAGAAGTAGATAATTTCAATGGTACAAACTTGGACTTACCAGAGACTGGCGATACAATTACCAGTAACGCGAGTCCAACACCTACGGTAACTGAAAAATCCACAAAAGCAGAGATGGAAGCAGCAGGCCGTGAGGTTGGTATTGAACTAGATAGACGTAAGTCTAAAAAAACTTTATGGAGTCAGTTAAAGAAAGAATTGTTTCCTAGGTAAAACTTAATAAATATATATTATGGAATTGACTAAGAATAACTTTGAGTTATATGCTGCAAAGCATTATCAAAAAGAGAAGTGGAGTACCGATGATGATTTTAAGGAAGACATGTCTCGGTTTAAATATATTAATAGATTAGTTAATAGGTATTATCGTGATGATGATTTAAAAGAACGATTGATATTAAACCATATTATTATATTAGGTAATGTGTTAGGACCAAAAATATGTGCTGAGATCTTAATGTCGAAGACACATCAAACACTGCAGAGTATTGTAAAAACATTCTTGGTATATTTAAATTATTTGCCAGAAGAAGAGTATGTTGAAATCCCATTGGACTCAACGATTATAAATGTATTAAGGAAGTTATGAGCAGATATTTAAAAGAAGGTGCAGTCGACTTATATATGACATATAAGTTTATTCGCTTGCTTACAACTAAGTGGAATAAAACTGATGCATTTAAAACAGGCGTCCTTGACAAAAATGGAAAACTCTTAGTTAAAGGTAAAGATCAAACAGATAAACAAAAAGCATCTTATCAACTCTTTGATAAAATGGTTTTTAATTTAAAAAGATTATTAGAGAAAGTACCTCTTGGAAAATCTCAAATAGCTTCTTATGCGGCCGCTTTATTTCTTTTACAAGAAAAAACTGACATGGCAGAAGAAGATTTACTCAAAGTCTTAGACGACTTAGGTCACGATACTTCAATTGATTTGAATGAAGAGTTCAAAGAAATTCATGTAGGTGAACACATACTAAATCATGATTTGCAAGAAAACAACAAAGGAACAATTGTGCATTTAGATTCTATAGAACCAGTTGGGTATTTCGCTGGCGTTCCTATATATAAAACACAAGAAAATATTTATTTATCAGTAAACAATATATTATAAGTATGTACTTTCACACTTAGTGTGATATAATATATTAATTAATTGGAGTGACATGACGTCTATTAACGTAACCAAGCGCAGTGGTGAAACTGAGCCATTTAACATTGACAAGATTCACCGAGTACTTGAATGGGCTTGTCAAGACTTAACAGGTGTTTCAGTATCTGAAATAGAGATGCGAGCTAATGTTCAAATATATGAGAAGATGCGTTCGACATCTATTCATGATCTTTTAATTAAATCAACAGCTGAGCTTATTACTGAAGCTACACCTAATTATCAAACGGTAGCAGCAAAATTAATCAATTATAAATTAAAGAAGATCGTATACGGTGACAAAGATCCGTGGCGATTAAAAGATATTATTGACCATAACATTAATGCTGGAGTCTATGATGCAGATATATTAAATATGTTTTCCTCAGCTGAAATAGATTATATTGATTCACAAATATTAGATCATTCTAGAGATGATGATTTCACATATGCAGGTATGGAGCAAATGAGATCTAAGTATCTTGTACAAAATCGAACAGATGGTACAATATATGAAACGCCTCAAGTGTTATATATTATGATTGCTATGACGTTATTCGGTAGATATAATGGTAGACGTATGAAGTTCATTAGAGAATTCTATAATGCCATATCACAATTCTATATCTCATTACCAACACCTATTATGGCCGGCGTTCGTACACCCACAAGACAATTTAGTTCTTGTGTAGTACTTGAGTCAAACGATTCATTAGACTCAATTAATGCAACATCAACATCAATCGTTAAATACATTTCAAAGAAAGCTGGGTTAGGCATTAATGCCGGTAAAATCAGAGCAGTAGGTTCACATATTGGTGATGGCTCGGTTGTACACACTGGTCTTATACCATTTCTTAAATTATTTCAAGCAAGTGTCAAGTCTTGCTCACAAGGTGGAGTAAGAGGTGGCGCGGCAACAGTTTATATGCCGGTATGGCATTATGAATTTGAAGACTTAGTTGTATTAAAGAATAATCGTGGTACGGATGAAACACGTGTACGTAATATGGATTATGCTTTTCAATTTAATAAACTCATGTATGAAAGATTATTAACTGGGGGGAACATTACGTTCTTCTCACCTGATGACGTACCTGGATTATATGATGCCTTCTTTGAGGATCAAGATTTATTCCAAGAGTTATATGAAAAATATGAAAGATCTCGTAAGATCCGTAAGAAATCTTTACCAGCTCTTGAAGTATTTAGTCAATTTCTTACAGAACGTAAAGAAACCGGCCGCATATATTTACAAAATGTAGACCATGCAAATACACATGGGGCATTTATAGAAAAGCAGGCGCCAATACATCAATCGAATTTGTGTTGTGAAATTGATTTACCTTCGCATGGTTTAGAATCATATGACGATCATCATAAAGGTGAGATCAGTTTATGTACACTTAGTGCAATTAATTGGGGATTAATTAATGATCCGAAAGATTTTGAAAAGTATTGCGAATTGGCTATCCGTTCTCTTGATGCTTTACTTGATTATCAGAATTATCCTATTCTTGCAGCAGAAAGATCAACTATGGCAAGACGACCATTAGGTGTGGGTATCATTAATTTTGCATATTTCTTAGCAAAACGCGGTTTAAAGTATGACGATAATGCTCTCGCCATAGTAGATGAATACGCAGAAGCGTGGTCTTATTATCTCATTAAAGCAAGCGCAGATCTTGCAAAAGAGAAGGGAACGTGCTATAAGGTGCTAGAGAGCAAATACGGACACGGTATTTTGCCGATAGACACATATAAACCCGAGGTAAATGAATTGGTTAAGCCCAGAGAGAGGATGCCATGGCAATCATTAAGAAACCAGTTAAAGAAATATGGCATACGTAACAGCACAATGATGGCTATTATGCCTGCAGAAACATCTGCTCAGATCGGTAATGCAACAAATGGAGTAGAACCACCTCGTGCACTTGTAAGTTATAAGCAATCAAAAGATGGCGTAATGGCACAAGTTGTACCACAAATACATAACCTTAAAAATAAATATGATTTATTGTGGGACCAAAAAGGACCAGATGGTTATTTAAAAATTATGGCAATACTTCAGAAATATGTTGATCAGGGCATATCAGTTAATACCAGTTATAATCCAGCACAATATGAAGATAATAAAGTTCCTATGTCAGAGATGATAAAGGATCTTGTGACATTCTATAAATATGGTGGTAAACAATTATATTATTTTAATACCAATGACTTAGCAATTGAAGATGAGAGCACGATGGACTACAATAGAGAAGACTTTGCAACCCAGCAAGAATATGATGAGTATTGTGAATCGTGTGTCCTATAGCTGTTCTGGTAGAATATTATTCTACATAAAGCTACTTTAATAGAATAATATTATTTTTTTTGAAAATAAGCTGATTTGGTATGTACAATTGTTATAAATTATGTTATAATAGTTTAGTTATCAAGATTTGTTTAGGTATAAATAATTATGGATTTATTAAACTACATACAATTAGGGGTTATTCTTACCCTCGGGGCCATAGGATATATAAGTATGGCTATCTTCCCAATTTTCCTTGAACTGAATGATGAGCTAAATGAAAAGTTTAAGGACGAGAACCCTTCGAGACAAGGCTAAACTACTTTTTAAAACGACATAGGAGAATATATGTTAGATAAAATCACTGGCGGCGTAGCAGCTGCAACAAGTATCGGTGTGATGCTTATTTCTTTAGCGATTGTTTTACAAATCGTTTTTGGTGGAAGCGTACCTTTCCTTGGCGGCGACGTCATAGGTACGATCATCGGTATTGTACATCAGCTAGGAGACGCTGGCTTAGTTGGATTAATCGCTGCAGGAATTCTGTGGAAATTACTTTCATCTGATGATGCATAAATAACATTCATTCAATAATGAAGTGAGTTAAACGACGTAAAGGTAAAGGTAGGAGCACTTAACACGTGGGTTCAATTCCCACCTCCTCCACCAAATATATTTAAATTAGATGTATTTGGTGGGGGAGACAAGGCATCGATTAGGTAGCAGATCCGCTTGAGACTCGTCAGTCAACGAAGACTTAAAAATGCAAATTTAATCGGCAACCAAAACGATTATTTACTAGCTGCTTGACGGCTAGTTGAGGTTTTCTCCGGAGTCCCTTATCACCCAATACTCCGGTATTTTTTTGTATACATACCCCCATGATAAGCATAACAGACAAAGCCATTGAAAAATTACAGGTTCTTTTAAAAGATGAAAATACACTAACACCTCGTTCTTTAAGAGTAATGGTTAAAACAACAGGTTGTTCGGGCTTAGCATATAATTTAGAGTATGCATACTATGCAAATATTGAAGATATCACACAACAGTTCGATGGATTCCGTGTTTTCGTAGATCCAAAATCATATGTCTATGTCGAAGGATGTGAGATAGACTATAAGCATGAAGGTCTTAATGAAGGCTTTGAATTTTATAACCCTAAAGAAAAAGCCAGATGTGGCTGTGGAGAATCGTTTACAGTATGAGTTTAATGAAAAAACCTTTAGGTGATGGCACTGCTTTAGTTACTAAATTCGAAGATTATCGAAAATATAAATTTACTAAAAAATACTGGATAGAAGATATGCCATTAGTCATATTTCCTGATTGTAAAAGAGATATACATATAACTGAGGATAAAGAATGAAAAAATCAGTATTTGAGATAAACACAAAAAGCCATTTAGAAAAAGATTTATTCTTTGATGAAGGTGTAGACATTGCAAGATATGACGCAGTTAAATATCCAGCTTTGCAAAAGTTATATGAGAAGATGTTATCGTTTTATTGGACACCTGACGAAGTAGATGTTACAAAAGACAAAATAGATTTTGGTAAATTAACAGAAAATGAAGAACATATATTTACAGCAAACCTTAAGAGACAAATATTATTAGACTCAGTACAAGGCAGATCACCTGACTTAGCACTATTACCATTAGCAAGTAATCCAGAATTAGAATTACTTATAGAGACATGGGCATTCTTTGAGACTATTCATTCACGGTCTTATACCCACTTAATTAGAAATGTATATCCCAACCCATCTAAAGTATTTGATGAGATTAAATCTATACCCGAAATATTAGATTGTGCAAAAGATATATCTGAACATTATGATAATCTAATTAATTGGAAAGGACCATACGGTAATTATAAACATAAAAAATTATTATACCTATGTTTAATTTCTATATACATATTAGAAGGTATAAGATTTTATGCCAGTTTTTCATGCTCATGGGCATTCGCAGAGCTTAAACAAATGGAAGGCAATGCAAAGATTATTAAATTAATTGCAAGAGATGAGAATCTACATTTAGCAGCATCGTTAAATATAATTAGACAATTAATTAAAGATGATGAAGATTTTGAAAAAATTAAAGAAGAAACAAACGATGAAGTAATGAAATTATTTGAAGATGCATTAGTTCAAGAAGAGGAATGGTGTGATTACTTATTTGGAAATGGTTCAATGATTGGACTAAACGCAGACCTCTTAAAAGATTATGTACGTTGGATTGGATCAAAGAGGATTAAGAGTTTAAATTATCCTGTGCCATTCTCAGTACATCAGCATAACCCACTGCCATGGACAGAAAAATGGATTAGTGGCGGAGCAGTACAAGTTGCTCCACAAGAAACAGAAATAACGTCTTATGTACTCGGTGGAGTTACGCATGACGTCGACAAGAAATCATTTGAAGGATTAAGTTTATGACAGCAGGTATAGCAGTAGTATGGTCTAAAAACAATTGTATATATTGTACAAAAGCAAAAGACTATTTAAATAAAAAAGGAATACAAGTAGAAGAGAGAAATGTTGAAGCAGGTGGTCAATGGACAATGAGAGAATTACAAGATAAAGTTCCAGGAGCAAGAGCATTTCCACAGATATTTATTGATGGCAAATATGTAGGATCTTATGATAAGATGATGTCGTATATTCAATTAGGAGAATTAAGTTTATGATATGTCATGAATGTAATAGTCCAAGTTTTGATGTTACTGTCAAAGAAGAATTAGGATATGATAATAATCCTCTCGATCTTGGAATGGAAGTGACGCACTGCCCTTTTTGTGGTGCTAATTTAGAATGGGCCCAACGTGGAGGATATGATGCATCAGAATACGATAACGATGAAGAACGAATGGACGCATAATGGGAGACAATTTACTTCTGATGATATTGGCGAGTTTTATGGTTTTGTGTATCGTATTACCAACTTGGTCACCGGACATGACTATGTCGGACGTAAGTATTTCAGGACAATACGAAAGCTTAAACCCCTCGTAGGTTTTAAAAGAAAACGTAAGGTCACAAAAGAAACTGATTGGCAAGATTATTGGGGATCAAGTAATAGGTTAACTGAAGATATCGAGAAGTTAGGCAAAGAGAATTTTAAACGTGAGATCATTTGTCTATGCAAAACCCGTGGTGAGACAAATTATATGGAAGCTAAAATACAGTTTGATGAGGATGTATTATTAAATGAGAACAATTATAATGGCATTATCGCTGTAAAGATTGGTGTAGGATCAGTTAAAAATTTAGCTGAAAACTATGTACAATCAAAGTAAACTATGATATAATAGGTGTATATTATGAATAGAGGTAAATATGGTATTAGTAGACTTTAATGGTTTAGCGATTGGATCCATCATGGGTCAATTAGGACGAGGTGAGGAGCTTAGTGAAAACTTAGTTAAACATATAATTCTTAATAACCTTCGTATATATCGTAACAAATATCCAGAAGCCAAACATGGCAAAATGGTAATATGTTGTGATAGTTTTTCATGGCGTAAAGATGTATTCCCAGAATATAAAGCTAAACGTAAATCTAATCGTGAAACTGATAAACATGATTGGCAGCAGATCTTTGACTTAATTGACTCTACACTCCAGGATCTACGTGAGAACTTCCCATACGCTGTTATCAAGATCGAAAGTGCAGAGGCAGACGATATCATTGGTGCATTAACTGTACATAAGTCTGATTTTGGTGGTGAAGATGTTGTTATTATATCTGCTGATAAAGACTTTATTCAGTTACAACAATATGGTAATGTCACAGAACAATGGTCACCGCTATTTAATAAATTAGTTAAAGATGATAATCCTCGTAGATATCTATTCGAACATTTACTTAAAGGCGATGCTAGTGATGGTGTTCCAAATGCAAACTCTCATGATAATGTATTCATTACAGAGGGAAGACAAACACCTATGACTAAAAAAGCTATAGAGAAATATTGGGATAATCGTGATGATCTTGAAAACATTATGAAGCCTAATGTATTTCGTAACTTTATGCGTAATGTTCAAATGATTGATTTAACAAATACACCTAATGGTATTCGCGAAGAAGCTATAAATAATTATGAGAATTATAAATATCCAGCACGTTCAAATATATTAACATATCTAATAGAACATAGAATGAAAATGTTAATCGATAGTGCAGGAGAATTTTGAGCGAAGACGAACTAAGACAATTCATAGAATATTTTAAAGATGAATTGCCTGATCCAGAGCACCATCCAATAAAAGTGATGTGGCTATATAAATGGTGGAAAAGTATAGTAATAAAAAATAGAAATGCCGACATACACATTCAAAAGCAATAAAACTGGTAAAGTCTGGGACGATGTAATGCCTTGGAAAGAACTTGATGATTACTATATAAAACATGATTGTGAACAAGTCATCGGAGTACCTACAACAATTGGAGGTGTTAAATCTCTATGGTCACAAACAGATGATGGCTTTAAAGATCGTATGCAAGAAATTAATAAGGTAGCAGGAAAACGTGCTTTGAAACAAACAGATTATGATAGATAATGTTTAAACATGAACCAATTGATTTAGGATATAAAGATCTAAAAACTACCAATAGCGGTGGCAGAAAATATCTTATACCTAATGGAAATTTATATTATCCTTCAATCACAACATTACTCGGCAACTTAAGTAAGAAAGCCATTATGGAATGGCGTGATCGTATAGGTCATGAAGAAGCTGATCGTATATCAAGACAAGCGGCCGGTAGAGGTACAGCAGTTCATGCTGTATGTGAGAATTATGTAAACAATAATCCTGACTATGATAAAGATTTAATGCCCAACATCTTACATGATTTCAAACGAATTAAAAATATATTAGACACAAGAATTGGTACAGTATATGGACAAGAATTGCCATTGTATTCTGATCATTTAGGAGTTGCAGGTCGAGTTGACTGTGTAGCAGAATTCGATGGCAAGTTGTCTATTATAGACTATAAAACAAGTCGTAAGACAAAGAAAAAGGAATGGATTGAATCTTATTTTATGCAAGAGTGTTTTTATGCTATTGCATGGGAAGAAAGAACTGGCATTCCTATCACACAATTAGTAACAATTATCTCTGTGGACAACGCAGAACCTCAGGTATTCATCGAACACCGCGATAATTGGGATAAAAAACTCATACAAGTCATAGAAAAATATTCTACATAAGCTGCGTTTCATAGAAAAATACGTTTATTTTCGAAAATAGTCAACATATATCCTCCCCATATGATATAATGGTACCATATTTAATAAAAAAGGAAGTAAAAATGGAAAGTGAAATCGTATTTTTTTTAGTTATGTTAGGAAATTTAGGTTTACATATTCTTTTGGGGAGATTTTAAATGACAGTTACAGATTTAATATACAGATTAATACAACGTTCAGACACAACATGGTCTGAAACAGTTGAAGGAGATGAGCGCCAAGATACTCTACATTTAGGTTATTCTGGCGATGAAAGCAGACGAGAAACCGTCCGCTCAATCTTGCAACAATGCGGTGTTCGATTGAGTGAAGTTGAACGCTTAAGGGAAGAAGGTGTTATCTTAGACGTTGTCTTAGATGATTATCATGTCGGACTTAGGTGTAGTTTAGATCATGTTTGGGTTTATACAGACTACACACGTGAAAGATTATTAACATTATAGAGGAGAAAAAAGTGAATACACTAGATTTATTATTAAAACACGCATCACCATCATACGAAGCTTCTTACGCAAAAGGTATTCCTATGAAATATCACGAACAAGTGAAAAAAGATCTAAAGCATTGCAATGCAACTATGTGCTTTATGAATCGTGCGTTTGGTGGAAATAGTTTTAGATACATATTTAGAGGCAAATCAAAACCTGGATTTAAACGTCCACAAGCTTGGTGTCCTAAACCACATGCAGATACATTTGCAATTTATGAGAAAGGAGTTAATACATGGCTGATCTCATAAAAAAGGGAATTCCATTCCAAAAAAATATGCCAAGATCAGAAACGGTCGAAAGGTTTATTAAGAATGGTGGTGTAGTTAAAGTTATATCACCTGAAGAAACTGCCAAAACATTACGTAAACAAAGCGGTGGTTATTTTAAAGGACAATCCGTAATGGGTCCATCCAAGAAAAAGGGGAAAACATCATGACATCAGCAAAAAATATTATTATTATTGCATTGGTTATTATCAATATTATTATTTGGAGTCAAATATAGTGTGGATAAAAGAATCAAAACGTAAAACAATTAGTGAGCTTGAAGGCATTCGTCTAAGATCAGCTAGACTGTGGCTAGACAAAGATGGCTTTCACCCTTTTTTAGATCAAAATACACTAATTAAACCCGATTTACAGAAATCTATGGGTTGTAAATACAACGAATTACCTAAGGAAGCTTGGGATGTTATGGACAAATATGATGAAGCATTAGCCAAAGGGAGTATATATGCTACGTGAGATAAAAGATAAAGTTATATTAACTGACTGTGATGGAGTTCTTCTTGATTGGGAATTTCATTTCTATCGTTGGTTAGAAAAGACTGAAGGCTTTCACAGATTAAGTGGTGATTATGCTGTCGCAAAGGCAGTTGG